GAGCTCGTCCTGATTAGTGCCGCCACCGAGGTTGGTCGCCACATTGTTGTCGACCACCGCTGCCATTCCGTTGGGCAGGATGCCGCGGGCACCGCGACCGTAATCAACGGCGTAGTTCCCACCACCAGCGTTATTAGCGATGTTCGGCTGACCGAACAACGGCCACTGCGACGACATTTGGCTCTGGAGCCAGTACCACCGGCGGCTGTGCATGAGCACAACATCCGGCTGGGCGAAACCGAGCAATGCCGCCTCAGTGTTCGCGGCGCCAGCCAGAATCTTCGGCCACGCCTCGACGCCCGACGGGGAAACATCGTCGTACTGGACAGCAGAGGAAACGGCAGCCAAACCAGAGGTGGACTGGTTGATAAGGGTCGAGTCCAAAGTCGAAGCGTAACGGCGGAAAAGGTCGTCCATCACAACCTCTTCGATGCCATTACCCCGCTCGGATGCCTGCCGGGAAATGGTCTGCTGACCCGCTGCCGTCTGGATGTTTTCAGTCAGCAACGTGTCGTCCATGTCGGTGTTCTGCACACCTGAGTTTTCAGATGCCTGCAACGCCACGGCCGACGGAGTGGTGATCCGGGAAATGTTCACGGTCATACCAGAAACAGGCAGGTCGTGGTGGTTACAAATGTCCGCAAATGGCCGCAAAGCAGCAACGGCCGGCGCGTACATATCAGTTAGGTATTGCGGGACGACCAGTCCCGCAAAGCCGCCGGTGCCGACTGCACGGGTCAGGTAATTAGCCCGCTCAACTTCCTCTTCGCGCATGTGCTTCGACAGACGCTCAATGGCGGTGTAATCGCTGAACACGTACTGGTTGACCACGTCGCGCAGGAACTTCGCGCCCTTACGGTCATTGCCCGCGTGGTAGGTGCGCTCCTCCCGGCCGACCCTGGCAACCTCGTCGTAGGCAGGCCGCGGGGCGTTAGTCGGAGTGGTTTCGCGCATCCGCGCCACGGTCTCGGCTTCCTCGGCTTCGAGCTTGCCGATGTTGGCGAGCCGGGCGCTGATGGCGTCGATGTCTTTACCGGCCGCATCGCGCTGGGCGAACAGGTCGGTGACGCGAGTGTCTTCCTCGGTGGTGAGGTTGGCGCGGCCTTCCTTAGCGGTTAGAGCCAGGATCGCCTGGACCTCAGTAGTCGCTTTGGCACGCCGCGACTTCGCAGCTTCCAAATCCGATGCGGTCCCGGCTTTTAGGGCCTCAATAGTTGTCGGCACGGCGGCCGTCCTTTCTTTCATTATGTGACCGCCAGCGGCGGACTTCGTCGCCTTGGAGGCGTCGTCGAGATGAGCGTGCAAATGCGCCTTCACTGCGGCGACGTCGCCGGCAGGAATGTCCGTGTTGGACAGCCGAGCGAGAGCGTCCCGACACGCCGCGAGGTAAGCCGCGCCCCCTTGTGATTTGTGGTGCGGCATTTTGTAACTCGATTTATCAGTCGGATCTGTTGAGCTATCGACCCACGTGAAGCAGTACCGCAACGTCGCTTTTTCGTTCGGCATCGCGGCTTCTGCGCCGGGGCCGTTCCATTGCGCGTCCGTTGTGGCGGTGTGGTGAACTGGTAATGCACCCACGGTCCGCCTTCCCCCGAGTTAATGACTCTTAGTCGTCGTCAGCGAGCAATGCGCAGCGCACCAGACTGATCGAGCGACCTGCCGGGGTTTCGGTTTCGGCGCTGGGTTCCACGCCGAAGCGAACTTCCAGGTGCCGCAGAGCGGCCATCGCCGCACCCGAGGGCAACCGGTCCATTTCGTTGAGGAAACGGTTCGCGCGGGCCGAGATGGTGGTGTTCGGATTGGCTCCGTAATTGACTGCACTGACGTCACCGGAGTGCAGATCCAGTTCGGTCATACGGAACTCGGTGTAGTCGTCGTTCCACTCGCCCTGGTTGAGCAACGCAGCGAAACTCATCTGATCGATGCAGCCGTCGTTAATGGCGATAGCGAGGTCGCTCACGTCGGCGCGGGCCGGATTCAGCCACGCTTCGGTGTTCAATCCGCCGGTCCCGGCTGAAAGGAACAAGGTCCCTTTCGTGGTTCGCGCCATGGTCAGCCCGGTGTGGTTCGTCAGGAATGCGACGTCCGGCTGCCGGGAAAGGGACGCATCGAATGCAGTAGCGGCCACAGTTTCGACATAAGGGCCAAACATATCCCACATGTCATAAGGTGTTTCAGTAACGCTCGCGACCCCTGAAAGGTGCACCCACGGTGGGTCGTCAGCGTTAGCGGTTTCACGGTGTTCCATGCTCGCCCGCAATACTGCGGGGAACGTCAGGGAACGAGACTTCCCCACGTCGAGCGGTGCGGCGGCGCGGGCCCGGCGAATACCATCCGAAGAGGTGTCGTCAATTGATTCCTGCCGGGCCCGCGCCGCCTTTTCGCGCATTGCTTTAATGTCGACCATTACACTCCTCGGTCAGATAAAGAGCAGGCGAGAATCAGATCCCGGTCGGCGTCTCGGGGTCACCCGTGCTGTTTTTTGCGGGCGAGTCGCCCTTGTCGGCGTTGGAGTCGAACGGGTCTTTCAGCGAACCCGGCATCGGAGTGAAATCACCGGCAGAACCGGCGCTCTGGAGCTCCACGAAGCCCTCATCACCCGCGGACTTCTCTTTCTTCGGGTCTTTCTTGGGGTGGTCCGGGTCGTCGTCGTCCATCGCGGGAATCTTTTTGCCGTCCTTATCGAACAGCGATTCGCTGTCCTTTTTGCCAGCCCGGAAAAGCGGGCCAGCGGGACCGGTTGCCTGGCCGCGGTTGATTTCAGCAGCAACAGCAGCGGCCCGTGCCATAGCGGGCGCACTAATGGCATTGCCGCCATTGCCGCCACGAGCGCGAGAAATGGGACTCATTTGGCTTTCTCCTTATTTGTGACATGGGTCGCCCCAGGACGGGACTGCCAATTGCGGATAGCGGTGCAGAATTTGCGGTTAGCCGCCGCCGGTGGGATTCGTCGCTTCGTTCTTCGTCGGTTTCGTTGTTTGCGGCACGTCGGCTTTCGGCGGCCAGAACCGGTCGAACTCGGCGATCTGTGCGTCAGTCAGCGGCGGCTTGTCTTCCATCAACCGAGCTTCCGATGGGGCAAGCACCCGGGACTGGATTTGGTAGTTGACGACCTGGGCCTGAGCCAGCGGGTCCATCCGCAGCAGCGCTTTGGTGTTCAGCTTGCAGAACTGCCGATCCGGCAACCACCTGTTCATTGAGTTTTCCCGGCGGATTACCGCGGGCCCCAACGACATGGTGAGGAATTGAAGGTTCCTCTGCGCGACGTTGGCATACGTCACGGATTGGCCCGAGATCGCCGAGTCGATAAGGTCGCTCGGGCAGTCAAAGAAGCGGGCAATGTCCGTGGGCCCCAGCTTCCGGGCCTCGATCCATTCGACGCCGGTCTGCTCGGCTGTGACCATCGAATAAACCCAGTCTTTACCCGTGACCAGTGCGTCACCGGTGTGGACTGTTTCTTTCAACCGGGCTTTGATCGCATTCGCTTGGGAGTCGGAGATCGTGGTCTGGATCTGGTTTTGCAAGTGCGCCCGCGGGATGCCGCCGTTGGTGAACCACGAAATCGCAAAATCCTGGATGCTCAAATGTTCACCGATGCACCAGGCGGCGTACATCACTGGCGACAAACCGAGGTGGAAACCCGAAACGGTGTACTGCCGCTCGTGCCAAATCTTGTCCGGCGGGTAAGACTTTCCTTGGATGAAATACTCGACGAGCACATTGTTGTGGATGTTCACACCGACCCACGCCAACGGCACCAGCTCAATCACCGACGGCAGCCCGTAGCCGTTCTTTTCGAGGATGATTCCGACGCTGTTACCGGCCCTGTCGAGGTCGAATTGAGTCGAGTACATGAATTCCATGAAGTCGACACCATTCGCACCGCCCGGTTTGAGGAAAATCGGCGGCTTAGTGACTTGGATGTCGGCGAATCCGTACTGGCCGCGCCGGTACACATCCACTGGGAACGTCGAGATCAGGCCCGCTCTAAGGCGTAGGCACGCCCACACCGCGGAATGCCGCAAAGCGCTTTCATTGTTGATCATATGACCCGGGGTTAACTGCATATTGAGCCTGTGCGGAATGATGTCCGCCGCAGTGGCGCCCGGGAATTCGCCGAAGTAGGGGCCCTGAATGTTCGATGTTCGGAAAAGAAGACTCACATTTATCGCCGCCCGTCGTTAGCCGGCTTCGGGGGAGTCAACATCGCTCGCTGCCGCGCTGCGATCAGCGTGGCGAACGCGAGTACGCACACCCCGGAAACGGCGAGCAGTCCGGCCAAACCGAACCACCACGCCGCGACGCACCCCAAGCCAGCGGAGACGAGCAACATCCCCAAGATTTCCATGACCATGATCACGAGTTCGTGCGCGAATATCACTGCTGCATGTCCAACACGGCGCGGGCCTCCTCGGCGCTAGATTTGGTCGATGGCGTCCGCGCGTTCGACTCATGACGTGTTGGTGTGGGGACCAGCGAAAGAGGGCGAGCGCACCTCATCGGGGCGGCTATTACCGCAAGGGTGGGTGTGGTCCTGCTCGTGCGGCTTATCCGGCACTGGCTTTCCGAGTGAAGACACAGCCAGCGACGATTCCGACACCCATACGCAGTTGTGGCTATTCGACTAGAACACCGATTGCAGCACGTCGTAGCGGGCTGCACCGTGGATAGCGAGACCGTGCAAAGCCAACGTCACCGCAACCAGCGGGGAAATGTCCTGCTCAGTGACGCGCCGGCCGAAAGCCCAGCCTCCATCTCCCACATCGCGCTTTTTCGCGGCACGGACCGCTTCGTCCAACTCAATTTGGCCGAGGTGGCGAATCTGCGATGTTGACGGCGGTGAACTGGCCGCTTTGAGCATCGCCCCGGATGCGTGGGCGACTTCCCGGACGGTCACCGCCTGGATCTCAATGCCGGCGTCAATCAGGTCAGTGACGAGCGCGCCAGCTGGTCCTGACGGGTCCAGCACCCAGGCCGCCGGCTGCCACAGCTCGTCTAGCTCGACGACGCGGGCGACCATCCAGTCCACGCCGCGCCGGTGGTCGAGCTGCCCGTCCCGGCCGGTGATCTCAATGTGGGTTAGACCGTCCTCGCGGAGCCCGGCCGCGCCGATCGCGCCCGTTTCCAGCCCGGGGCTGACATCCAGCGCGAACACCATCGACCCGGTGATCTGCGACAGTGGGTCCATCAGCCGCGACCACGACAACGGATCAATCAGTGGTGCGCCGCGGGGATCATCCCAGACCCCCAAAACTTCTCTCGCGAATTCGACGGCATCCATGGACCGCTGCGCGAGCGCGAGGGTTTCGCCGGTGATTCGGATCCCGTAACTCGGGTTCGCTTTCGCCCACATCTCCGGGCTCGCGGCCACGGCCTCCGGGTTGGCTTTGTAAACTTCCTCATCGATAGACCATTCGTAATAAGCCAAGCCAGGATCACCCTCGATACCGCGCTGCCGTATCCTGCGCAACGCATGCGAAGCTGGTTTGCCGGCCGAACTGGCATACCACAGTTGCCAATTCGGCCTGGCAAACATAATCGGCATCAAAGCACCAATATGATCATCCGCGACCGCGAATGCCTCGTCCATAAAAACCATGTCCCCGGACCAGCCACGCGCCGTGGATCCGGACCTGGCCACGAAGTCAACACGGGCCCCGGATTTCAGCTCAATGGATTGTTCTTCATTGCTGATCCGGATTTGTTTGACCTCACGCTCCAGGTCCGGAGTGGACTCAATGAGTTGCTGGATCCGCATTCTCGTGCGGCGCGAAGTTGCCATTAAGTGGGCGGTGTAAACAACCTGGAGATGTTGCAGGTAAATACCGGAAAGAATGGCGACCTCGATAACGACGGTCTTTCCGTTCTGCCGCGGTATGACAATGCCAACCTCGGGTGCGCTGAAACGACCTGATGCGGTCTGCCCCAAAGCGCCCTGCAATAGTCTGCTCTGCCACGGATCAAGCTCTTGGCCGGTCATCCCGGCGAGCGCGACGGCTTTATCTCCGCCGCTAGTCACCCACGGCGGAACCGATTCGACCCGCGGAGTCTGCGACCCCAACGGATGTTGCGCGGCGAGCCCGTAGCTCATCTAGCTCGCTCCTTACCTGCACAACGGGGGTTTGCCCGGCTTGTTTCGCTGCGGCTTTCTCCTCGCGTTGCGAAAGGCGGCGAAGCTCGGCCAGGACGCGCTGCACGCCCCCGCCGGAGGGGTGATGGCCGGCGTCAAAATTCCTCGCGTGCATCCGGCCTAACTCAATCAAACCGCACTCAGACTCTTGAATAGCATCGGAAAGTTGGCGGATCTGTTTATTAAATGCGATCAGCGTTGTTCGACTACCCATTGGAAAAGCCTTCGGTTTAGAAGTAGTGTCGGCGACCGCCGATTTGGTGCCCAGTCGCGCCGAGCAACTCCAAGATCACACCAGCTATCACCAAGATGATCCCCAGCGTGATGAGCAGGTGGAACGGGAGTACGAAACCCACTACCAGCAGAATCAAACCAAGCAAAATCACTACCACACACCTCCAGTTACGCAATGATGTTCGTTGTCACGTCCACCGGGGCGAGCAGCGTGTTCATTGCCGTGATCGCACTAGCGTTGTCCACGCCCATATTCAGGTGAATGGTGTTGTTCCCGCCGCCGTAATACATTTTGGCGGTACCATCACCCACCAGCTGGATCTGCCAAATCTGATTCGCGTTGAAATATGTGTTACCCGCGCGAATGAACATCACTGGACTAGCCACTGGGTACCGCCCTCCATCTTTCAGCGGACATGAACTCGACACCGGCGCGGGCCGCGCACTGTTCGTCTTCCGGCCGGTCGCCGACCATCAGCGCTAAACCCGGTGGGTAAAACTCATCCGGGTATGCGTCGCACAGCGTCAACCAGCCCTCGATCAACAGGCCCGGCGCCGGCTTCCGGGAGTAACAATCACCCATCTCCGGATCCAGCGCCGCCGGGTGATGCGGGCACCAGCCGATGAAATCGAACAACCCGTCGGACAGGTCCATCGTTGCCCGCATCGCGTCGTGGCAGTCCTCATCCGATACGTGCCCCAACGCGACACCACCCTGATTCGACACACCCACGATCCGGCCGCCCTTATTCCTCCATGCCCGCATCCTTTCCAAGGCCTCGGGGAACATCACGACATCAGCGGCAGTGTTGACGAACCGGCCCAGCTCGGCCCGGCCATAACGCGAGGTGCCGTCTAAGTCGAGGAACAACACCCGCGTCGCCCGGCGGCGACCCGCCGACGTGTCACCCATCCACAGGTCCCTTCCGAAGTGTTTGTAAACTCGGCCTTCGCTAGTGGTGCAAAGGTCGGCGGGGTGTGAAATCCCTGAACCAGCGAGGCGGTTACCGGCAGGCCCGTGATATCCGGGTAGCGACGAGGTCCGCGAGGCTTCAAGCACGCCGGCAGCAGGCCGGAGATGACGGGGTTCGAGTCCCTGCCTAGCGAATCACGGCATTACCGTCGGCCGTGGCCTCGTACAACCCGAGTTCCTCCGCCTGAACCAAGCGCGTCGAGCGCGTCACGTCGCAACACCCGGATGTGCTCCAGCAGCTCGACCAGCTCGTCAACGTCGGACCACCGTTCGTCCCGCGACAGGCTTGGCATTGCGGGTTCACTCCAGCTGTTCGGTGATCTCACGGCGGCGCTCCCGGCGTTCCCGCCGATGTGTCCGACGCTTAATCGCCGCCAGCTCGCCGCGCTGCCAACGCAGATACCGGCGCCAGGGCGTGTACGCG